TGGATTGCTGCTGAGCGCGAGGCGTGTATTGCAAACCTTTAGGAATTTTATCATGAAAGATTGGGCCGAGGCTCACGAGAAGGGCGTCGATATTCGAGCTATGGCCGACGCGGCTTGGGTAAAGGCTGACGCAGCACGCCGCGAACCGGCGCCCGTCATTCCTATTCGACCGAAAGAGCCTTACACACTCACTTGCCTTAAGGATGTCGAGGCAAAGCCTGTCGATTGGATCAGAGAAAACCACATAGCTCGCGGCCACCTCACACTGATCGGCGGTGATCCCGACAAGGGAAAGTCGCTCATCACGATTGATATGGGGTCGCGGCTCAGCACGGCTGCACACTGGCCCAACGGTCCTCGCGCTCCAATGGGAAACACGATCTATCTCTGCTCAGAGGATGGTCTCGCTGACACGATCAAGCCGCGCGCCGAAGCTGCGGGCGCCGACACATCGAAGCTGTTCGCTCTCAACAGCACCATCCTCAAGGACGGCAAGCTAAAGAGCTTCACGCTCAAAGACGATCTCGACATGCTTGGCGATGCGGCGACTAAGGCGGGTGCCACGTTTATCGTAATCGACGCGATCACCTCATACATGGGCAAGGTTGAGAATAACAGCACGACCGACATTCGCTCGGTGCTCGATCCACTATCGCAGTGGGCAGAGAGAACTGGCATTGGCCTGTGCGGTGTTACTCACCCTCCCAAGGCGGCTCAGAAGAACGCCATCAGGCAATTCACCGGAAGCCTTGCATATGTCGCCGCAGCGCGACTTGCCTTCTTCTCGATGGACGATCCGGACGATGTGGGGCGCATGCTCTTCCTCGCCGTGAAGAATAACCTTGGTCCCAAGGCGCAAGGCAGGGGCTACAAGATCGGCACCAAGGAAGTGAGTTATGGAATCGTCGCGCCGCGCACTGAATGGGACGATGCACCCGTGGACTACACCGCCGACCAAGTATTGGCAGCCACCGGCGGTGGCAGCGACAAAAGCGCGATAAAGGAAGCCATCGCCTATCTTGAAGACCTGCTCGCCCATGGCGATGTCCTCGCTACCGTTGGCGCCGAGGGAGCCGATGCGAACAACATAAGCGAACGCACGCTGAAGAGAGCCAAGAAGAAGCTCGGAGTGGTCGCCAAGAAGGAAGACGGCAAGTTCGACGGCCCCTGGTACTGGACGAAGGAGGCCAAGAAGGGGGCCAACCCCTAAAGTTGGCACTCTTCGTCTCTCTACGTCCATTCTAAGTAATAAATAAAGGAAGGGGTCCAAATGGTTAGCTCCATCTGGAAGAAGGGTGCCAAACCCCACAGGCTGGCCCCCTTCGTGGAGAAACGCGATGGGAGAGCGATGCCGCTCACTTGTGCAAGCCTACGCCAAGATTTTTGCTGACAACACAGAGGAACAGCCATGCCAGGCAAAGGCAGACCATTTCCCAAAGGAGTAAGCGGCAACCCAGGAGGTCGCCCGAAAGTTCTCGGTGACGTGCAGGAGCTTGCCCGTCAGAAGTCGCCGGAGGCGATCGAGACGCTAAGCAACATCATGCGAGACGAGAAAGCACCCCCTGCGGCACGGGTGGCTGCAGCCAATGCGCTGCTGGATCGCGGTTACGGCAAGCCAACCCAACCAATCTCACAGACCTTGGCCAGGGTTGACCCGAGCACGATGAGTGATGAGGAGTTAGCAGCGATCGCCATGGGCGGAACTTCGATCAATGCCCAAGCGCACTAACGATCAAACTCCTCAGCGAGACGCAGCAAGCGAACTCCTTAAACGACGTGGGATCCGCAATGGCCTTTCAGAGTGGGCTCGCTACCGAGGGTTTGATCCGGTGCCGCACCATCAACTCTTCATCCGGGAGATCGAAGCATTCCTCGAGAGCAATGACGAAGTGTTGCTGCTCTTCGCGCCGCCCGGTTCGGCCAAGAGCACCTACGTCTCTGTTTTACTTCCCTCTTGGTATCTAGCGAACCATCCGATGCACAGCATTCTCGCTGCCACGCACAATGTGGAGTTCGCCGAGCGATGGGGCAGGCGGGTTCGTAACGATATTGCCGCCGACAGCAAGGTGCTTGGCATCGCGCTCTCGGAAGATAGCAAAGCGGCCGCCAGGTGGTCCCTGACGGCTGGCGGCGAGTACTATGGCGTGGGCGCCGGCGTTGGCATCTCGGGCTTCCGCGCCAATCTCGGGGTCGGTGATGACCTGTTTGGCTCCCGAGAAGATGCCTACAGCGACACGGTGCGCAAGAAGCGGTGGGATTGGTATGTCGATGATTTCTCAGCACGCCTGAAGCCAGGTGCCAAGCGCATTCTCATGAACACCCGCTGGCATGAGGAAGACGTAGCAGGAAGAGTCCTCGAGCAAATCGAGCGCCAAGAGATCAAGGGACGGGTCATCTCGATCCCTGCCATAGCCGAGGCTAACGACCTTCTGGGCCGCGAACCGGGTGAGTACCTTTGGGACGATCCTGGCGGCTACAACTACGCCGCTTTCTTACGGGCGCGGCAGAAGGAGACGAGCCCGATGATGTGGGCGGCTCTCTATCAGCAGCGGCCAGCCCCGGAGGAAGGTGATTACTTCAAAGCCGATTGGCTAAAGCCCTGTGAGGCTCTTCCACCAAAAGAGACGTTGAGAGTCTATGGCGGCTCCGATTATGCGGTCACGGCAGACGGCGGTGACTATACTGTCCATGCGGTGGTTGGGCTCGATCCCGACTGCCGCATGTATCTTCTCGACGTGTGGCGAAAGCAGGCTTCAACAGACGCATGGATTGAAGCCTTTTGCGATCTCGTGCTCGAGTGGAAACCAATCACCTGGGCTGAGGAGAAGACGCAGATCACCTCAGGCGTTGGTCCTTACATCGATCGCCGCCAGCTGGAGCGGAAAGCTTTCGTGTATCGCGAGCAATTTCCGACCCGTGGAGACAAAGCGGTCCGACTCAATCAATCCGCGGGCGCATGGCCCTTCAAGGGCTCTACGTGTCGACCAAGGCATCTTGGTATCCGGAATTCAGAGCCGAGCTCCTCGGCTTTCCTGCCGGCAAGCACGACGATCAAGTCGATGCGCTTGGACTCATCGGACAGCTGCTAGATCAGATGGTAGCCGGCCAAGCCCCCAAGAAGCCCGTTAAGCCCCAGCCAGATAGCGGCTATCGACCCATCGCTCTTTGCGAACGGGCCGATGATTGGCTCATGTACTAATCTCTCTTGGAAACAACTGTTTCTTTAGGGCGGGCTCTAGCGAGTCAGGCGAAAACCGTCTCACAAAACTGGGTTCTTGCCCTTTGGAACGCTATGTCTCATGATGCTACAGGTTTCAGAGAGACAAAGGGGCGAGCCATGCAAGTCGGTTACGCGCGATCCAGCACCGTCGATCAAGAGGCGGGCTACCAGGCTCAGATGACGACCCTGAAGGCTGCGGGCTGTGACAAGATCTTCGCCGAGAAGGTCTCATCCGTAGCGCATCGGACTCAGCTCGAGGCTGCAATCGATTATGCCCGGGAAGGTGACACGCTCGTAGTTACCAAGCTCGATAGACTTGCTCGCAGTGTGGCGCACCTCATCGTCATTGGTGAGAGGCTCGATGCGAAGGGCGTCTCGCTCAAAGTGCTTGAGCAAGCGATCGACACGTCAACCTCCACCGGCAGGCTCATGTTCAATATGCTCGGCGCTATTGCCCAGTTTGAACGCGAGCTGATGCTCGAACGTCAGCGCGAAGGAGTGGCTAAAGCTAAGGCAGAAGGAAAGTACAAGGGACGATCCCCTACGGCTCGTGCGAAGAGTCCTGAGGTTCATCGATTGCGGAGTGAGGGCTTGGGCGCAACCGCCATCAGCAAAAGGCTCAATATCAGTAGGGCGAGCGTCTACCGCGTTCTGAGCCAAGCCTGAAGGGATAAGAAGCATGAAGTGGTTTTACCATCCCATTGTCGCAGTGGCAGCGGCGGCGATGCTCTGGGCTACCCCTTCTTCAGCGGAGGCTAACTGCAGCAGGAACGTCACCATGTACAATGCGTGGTGGTGTCCATATTGCCGACAAGTCAGGGCTATCCTTGCGCGCAATCATATCAGATACAGCATCCTCGACGCGACCTCGCCTCGAGTCCAAGCGATCATGGTAAGGCGGTTCGGCGATACCGCAGTCCCACGCACGGTGATTGGTGGTGTCGTCGTCGAAGGCGTTGACGAGAGGCGGATCATACAGCTGTGCCGCAGTTGACCCTTCGACGCGCGGTCAGGTGGGTGTTCTGAACAGGTGCGCTCCATAAAGCGTTTGAGGGTGGCTCGCATCGAGAATGATCGTCCATGCTCAGGCGAACACAATAGGTCGTCTTATGGCACGAAGCGGACGTTGGCATCGAGGAGTGAAGCGGACATGTCTGTCCCGCTCTGTTACGTCCGCTAATGACCCAAAGCGGACACGCGCCGTGTCAGTAGGCGCCGCCTAAAAAGCCTCTATTGATCTCGTTGGCGTGGCTTTAAGGAACTTTGTGGACCTTGACGTTGTCCACTTCGAGCCGGACTACGAAGCGACATTTGCTCTTGTGCCAAAGCAACCGGTTACAAATATTTAATTTCAGCGAAACACCCACGTAAGGTGCCAATGCCTAAGTGTCTGCGACGAACTTGGGTCTTCCAATCGACCTGAAGCGTGGGAATTACGAGAATATATCTTTGATCTCAGGAGTGAGCTGAGTTGGATGAATCGGCCTGACCATGGCCCCGTGACCACGTGGGCTTCTAGGAAGTTTACGCGCGGATCGCTTGCTCTGACAGCGGCGGTCCTGATTGTGCTAGGCGCCCTCTTGTTCGCGTTGGGGCAGGACGTACGGTTTGCTTCTGCTGAACCGGCCCAACCTGCACAAACCCTCCAGACATCGCCTGGGAGAGCGCCGCTAGGCTTTGCTGACGTGGTGCAGAAAGTGACGCCGGCGGTGGTTAGCATCCAGATTAAGGGCACCTCAGAGGTTGAGGAGAACGACCTGCAGGTTCCGGGGTTGCCGGACCTGCCGGAGGACAGTCCCCTTTACAAGTTCTTCAAGCAGAGATCGGAAGAGCGTCGTGTAGGGAAAGAGTGTAGATCT